TGAGAGAGACATAAGTGGCCATATAATAGAGGACATTGGAGGGTGGGAGCACCTAATGATACCCGCAGAATGGGATGGTGTTAGGAGAAAAACCAGTGTGGGTCCATATGATCCAAGACAGAAAAAAGGTGAACTCATATGTCCCGATAGATTCGGGGAAGATGAAATAGCTGATTTGAAAAAATTATTGGGTGCTTATGGTTCAGCTGGTCAGTTACAACAGGAGCCCACTCCATCGGAGGGTGGTATATTAAAGACTCAGTATTTTGAACTTTGGCCACACAACACAGGTCTGCCACCGTTCGAGTACATCTTGCAGAGTTATGACTGTGCGTTTACAGAAAAGTCAACAGGTGACCCCACTGCATGCACAGTGTGGGCTGTATTCACCCATGACGGAGCACGCCATGTCATGTTAATAGATGCATGGGATGAACACTTAGCATACCCTGACCTTAGAGCGAAAGCGATAAAACAGTGGGGAACTGAGTATGGCGGTATGAGTAAAGACTCTCCGTTCAGCAGGAAAAAACGTCCCGACCGGATTCTCGTCGAGGCGAAGGCGAGTGGCCAATCTCTTTTGCAAGACTTACGTCTTGCTAAGGTTCCCGCCATACCGTATAACCCAGGAAATGCCGACAAGGTAAGTCGTGCTCATCAAGCAGCGCCTACTCTTGAATTAGGTTTGGTGTGGATACCAGAGTCTAAGAAAACTCCAGGACACGCTGTTTCATGGGCACAACCATTTATAAAAGAGCTCTCTAAATTCCCAGTGGGCGCACATGACGATTATGTAGATACATTCACACAAGCTATAATTTATTTAAAAAATGATGGTTTCTTTGATTTACCCCAAGCTAGAGATATGGACGAACCTCAGCTCAGGCTAGTAGAAAATGTAAACCCTTATGCGGTATAGGAGTTAATATGGCGAAAAAAGACATGATAATAAATCCTATTACGGGTGAAATAGATTTAGATTTACATAGAATAGTAAAAGGTTTTTCTACGGGTGGTCAATCATTAAAAGATTCTTTGGAACTAGACACACCGCGCAGAACACCTAGCCATCCTAGCAGCTCCCATGTCGTAAAGACAAAAGTGGATGGCAAAGATAAGATGATCAGGTTCGGAGAGCAAGGAGCGAAGACCAACCAGAACCCTAAACAGCGGAAAGCATTTAAAGACCGCCACGCGAAAAATATCGCTAAAGGTAAGTCGTCTGCAGCTTATTGGGCAAACAAGGTGAAATGGAAAGCAGCTGAGGGTGGAGCGGTTGAAACCGGAGGACCCGTAGATTTAGCTCGTAATGTTATAGGCCAAGGTTTATTATTAGGTTGGGGCGACGAAGCTGAAGCATGGGTTAGATCTAAATTAGGCGAGGGTACTTACGAAGAAGCAGTGGCGGAAATAAGAGCAGGTAACGAAGCTTACTCCGAAGACAGTCCTTACGCTTCACTTGCAGGAGAAATAGTAGGAGGATTGATACCCACCGCAGCAGCGTTGGTGGCGACTCCTTTTACGGGCGGTGCTTCAACAGCTGCAGCGAGCAGTAATCTTGCCCGACTCGCTAGCATAGGAGCGCGAAGACTAGGACCTCTAGGAACAGCTGGTGTTGTAGGGGCAACCGAAGGAGCCATCGCTGGCGCAGGTATGGCAAAAGAAGGTGAAAGATTAGAGGGTGCGGGAACTGGGGCAGTTATAGGGGGCACTCTAGGAACTGGGCTGCAGAAAGGCTCAGAACTTGCAATTAATGCTATAAACAAAAGAGCTTTGAATAAAGCAGCGTCTCAAGTTCCTGATGATTCAGCTTATGATGCGCTAAGGCAGAAGTATCTCGACCAAGGTATGATAGTGCAAGCAGTGCGAGAACCAGGAGACCAAATATTAGACACTGCGCCAGTAGATGATGCCCTCACTAAATTACGTATCAACTTTAATGAAATAACAGAAGAAAGTTCGGAAGCATTAAAAGATTGGACGAACACTAAGCTGCGTAAATTCATATTAAATGAAATGGGTTCAAAGAATGACAGCGTCAGGCTTGCCGCAGATGAAGGATTTACATTAGGACCAGGAGACTATGAAACGCTAGCTGACGATGCTATTAGTCAAAATACTCAAACTGCGGGCACGTATTTAAATCGTTATAATATGTTCATGGATGATGATTTCATCAGCATGTCAGATGGTGTTCCAATGCGTGAATCTGCGATGGGTCAAAAAGTCGTAAAGCTGGTCGAAGAAAATCCATGGTTGAGTAAAGTTCCTCCTGAAACAGTTATAAGAGATGTAGATGAATACGCATTAACTAATAATTTAAATTTTCAACATATGATTGATGAAATTACAAACGCCATGGATCCCAACACTAGCTTACCAAGACAGCTACAGATATCGCCTAAAGATTTGAAGAAAATATCATGCGGCAGATGGTAGAAAAAATAAGTAAGATTAATGACTGGAGAATGAAAGAAGCTGACAAGGTTGGTAAAAAAGAATTACTGGATAACATTGCCAATACTGACACAGTTATAGATCTACCTGATTTTGATTTAAGTTTTGTTGATAAAAAAGGTGGCGGTTGGGTGCAGATGCCTGATGCTGCGAGTGATTCAGGAGGCAAAGTCTGTACAACTATAGGTAAATCTGGTGGATGGTGTACTCAAGGAAAAAGCATGGCTGAGAGCTACGGATCCGGAAGTAGTAGGCTGTATGCGTTGCTTGATGGTGAAGGTCGTCCTCACATACAGCTGAATTTAACAATTGGCGATAGCGTAGATGGAGATTCATTAGTTCTCGGAGAAGTTAAACCTATAGGTAATGGTTTCTTTTCTGAGAAAACTCAAAACTATATGTCAAAAGATCCTCAATATAGAACTAAATTAGGTAGCGCATTAAAAACTTTTTTGAATGAAAATAAAAATGACATATCCACAGACCGCATTACGATGGGGGGAACTCAAGACATATTAGATTTTGGCATATTTGATATGAAAAACAGCGATCATGTTCAAGCTAAATTAGAGGATATATTTTCAGAAGAGTTTGACAAGGGCATGGCGTCTGTAGTTGATGAGAACTTTCAATCGATGCTCGCAGGAAGCCAAGCTGACGGTATTGAAATACCTCGGTTTTTAACCAGAAGCGAATTCGTTGAATTAATGGATCCTTACACTATCGTTAGTGACTCAGGATATGCCAAAGGTGGAGCAGTTTATAATCCTAATTTAATTAAGAAGAATGCAGTACAACTATTAATGGAGGCTAACAATGGCTGAAGAAGAAATAGAAGTAGTCAAGGAAGAAATGACTATGATTGAGCTACCCGAGGAGTCTCTTGAAGTTGAAGATACTGCAGACGGTGGAGCTATGATAAAAATGGAGTCTATTACCGTAAAAGAAGGTAACGAGCACTTCGCCAATATTGTAGAGGATGTTGACCAAGGTAAACTTAAAAAAGTTATAAACGACCTGTTGACTAAAATCAATCGTGATAAAGAAGCTCGCCAAAAAAGAGACAAGCAATACGAAGAAGGATTGCGTCGTACAGGATTAGGTGATGACGCTCCAGGAGGTGCTCAGTTTAGCGGTGCTAATAAAGTTGTACATCCTATGTTAGTGGAAGCTTGCGTTGATTTTTCTGCGAGGTTCATCAAAGAAATATTTCCTCCCACAGGACCTGTCAAAAGTAAAGTGATAGGCGAGCAAGATAAAGCTAAAGTAGAAAAAGCTGCGCGTAAAACTGAGTTTATGAACTGGCAAACAACTGAGCAGATGATTGAATTCCGCTCAGAGTTAGAACAGCTCAGTACCCAACTACCTTTAGGTGGTGGGCAGTATATGAAGTACATGTGGAATGCTCAATATAATCGACCGACTTCTGAGTTCGTACCGATTGATGACGTGTATTTACCTTTCTCAGCTACTAACTTTTACACAGCTGAGCGTAAAACTCATGTTCAATATATTACTGGTATGGAATATGAGCGTCGAGTGGAAGTAGGTATGTATGCTGATGTTGATTTACCTAGCCCCAATGACCCAGAGTTTAGTAAAGCTGAAAAGGCTAATGAGAAAATTGAAGGTAAAGAAAATAATTCTTATAATGAAGACGGATTAAGAACGGTATATGAAATTTACACGTATTTAGATATAGAAGATGAAACTGGACTTGCTCCATATATTCTTTCTGTTGATAAGTCTTCCGATAAACCTTTATCATTATATCGTAACTGGGAAGAAGATGACCCTCGTATGAACGAGTTACACTGGATGGTTGAGTTTCCCTTTGTACCTTGGCGCGGAGCCTATCCTATCGGACTGACTCATATGATCGGGGGACTGAGCGGTGCAGCGACAGGTGCTTTGAGAGCATTACTTGACTCTGCCTATATACAGAACGTACCTACTCTATTGAAACTTAAAGGAGGACCCAATGGTCAGACTTTAAATGTGCAACCGACTGAGATTGTGGAAATGGAAGGAGGAGCATTAATTGATGACGTACGTAAATTAGCGATGCCTCTGCCGTTTGCAGGACCTAGCCAGACTCTATTTCAATTACTAGGCTTTTTAGTAAACGCTGGTAAAGGTGTTGTTCAGACTTCTTTTGAAAAGTTCGCTGATCAGAATCCTAACGCTCCGGTCGGAACAACCATGGCTATTATTGAACAAGGAATGGTAGTGTTTAGCTCTATACATTCCAGACTTCATGCAGCGATGGCTAGGAGCTTTAATATTATCCACCGCATCAATAGCATGTACTATACTCAAGAAGAGCTCGATGCTCTTGATGCAGGTTTAACTATAGCAGCTGAAGATTTCGCAGGACCTTCTGACGTAGTTCCTATCAGCAATCCTGCAATATTCAGTGAGGCTCAAAGATTTGCTCAGATTCAAGCTATAATGAATAGAGCTAAAGAAATGCCTCAGATGTATGACCAACGAGCTGTGGAAGAAATGTTCTTAAGGACATTAAAAGTTCCAGGAGCAGAGGTGTTGAACCAACTACCTGGAACCGAAGACAGAGATCCAGTGAGTGAAAATGTTGCAGTAGCTATGGGGCAAGGCATATATGTTTTACCTCAACAAGATCACATAGCGCATTTAGAAGTTCATTTACCATTCTTAAAATCTCCTTTATTTGGAAGCAATCCAGCTATCACTCCTACCATGTTATATCCCATGGCTATGCATTTAAAAGACCATCTATTGAATTATTATTTAGTAGAAGCGCATGACGCAGTTGATAAAGCTCAGAGTAAAGGTGTTATCAAAGACGACGCACCTCAACAAGTGGAAGTTATTTTACGAGTGCAGAAGTTTATAGAGCAGACCTTAGCGGGATTCGGTACAGAGCTTGCTGAGTTAAATGCAGCTGCTGAACAATTTAAACCTCAAGACCCTGCCGAGAGAGATCCTACTATGCAGATAGCTCAGATGAGTGCTCAAATAAAACAAAACGAGCTAGCTCAGAGAGCAGAGATGGATAACGCTAAACTTCAGCTTGATAATATGAAGTTAGAAACTCAATCGAGTCTACAACAGCAGAAACTTGCTCAAGATGCTGAGATTGAGAAAATGAAAATGGGAGCAAAAGAAAGGGATCTCCGAGAGAAAGTTGAAAAAGAGAACCTACAGCAGTTGGCTGAAACTGAAAGAACTAACATTAGAGAGATGTCAGAAACTGATAGACTGCTCACTAGAGAGAAAGGTGATGATCGTCGTAAGGCAGCAGATCTTGAAGCACGCGAACGTATGAACGATGCTGACAATCGTACAGCTAAAGAATTAGCTGAGATGGAAATGGAAAACGATGAGAAAACTTCCTTCACCAGTGGTGGTGGAATTAACCCTAATCCCTAATCGTTCGTTCTATTAAGAAATAGACCGAACGAACGATTGGTAATTTAAAGGAGAAATATCACGATATGGCATTTTTACAGAGCAACATACCTTACTTCAAATGTTGGGTTAGGCGCGAGTATACACATAATCATGAGAAATATCATGGTGAGTTTTTACACGCGATGGCAGTTGCTGTCACCACCATGCCTGAGAGATGTTTGAGCTTCCAAGTAATTTTTACGGGAGCTGAAACTTATGACAATGATGAACCTAATGTACATGGGGGAGCTATGTGGGCTAGAATGCCTATAACAGCTCTTGTGGCAGATACGGTAGTTGAAGAATGGGCAGACCCGATGAGTGTGCATAATGCTCAGCCTTGGGATTGCGCATCTAGAACTCATAGTGTGTATAAACTTGACAGATGCTCGCCATCACCTTGGTTGGCTAAAATTGAAGGTGAGTTTTATCCCGCTAAATATATGTTTACTGTTGATTACACAGATAGCGAAATAGCAGACGACCCTGCCCAACATAAACAGTCTCATGTTTTAGAATTATTAGACGCTGGTAACTGGACAGGTAATATTGTAGCTCTACCTAACAATAGAGTTAGAGTCACTTCCCCAGCTTGGTTTGAAGTAGGTGAAGGAGCACCAGACTTTCGTCCTTCTCAGTGGGCACACCACAGTAAGACGGATTTAGACTACGTTCTTGATGTGAATCAAGTTTTCAATAATTTATATGCGGAGAATGAAAATGAAGAGTAAAAGTTCTTTTCCTGATTTAACAGGAGACG